TCATTTTTTTGATCTATTGGAACAGGCCAAGTCAGAGACGGCGAGTGGTTCTGACCAGTGGTATCACAAGGTTGTGAAGGCGTCTGAAAGCAAACTTGTAAAGGCAGAAGAGCTTGAAGCTGCGCAAGCGCAGATGACGCCGGAACAATACGAACAGGAATACGAGTGTTCATTTACTGCTGCTATTATCGGAGCCTACTATGCAAAGCTGCTGGTTGATGCCGAAGATAGTGGAAGGGTTACACGGACTCCATATGATCCTGCATATCCTGTGCATACAGCATGGGATTTGGGTATAAACGACAGCACAGCTATCTGGTTTGCGCAGGTCTTTCGTGGTGGTGCGGTGAATATCATCGACTACTATGAAAGCTCTGGCGTTGGTCTTGACCACTACGCAGACATTCTCAAGCAAAAAGATTATCACTATGGCGACCACTTGGCACCGCATGACATTGAGGTGCGGGAGTTGGGGTCTGGTAAAAGTCGTTTGGAGACTGCATACTCGCTAGGCATACGTTTTCGTGTTATACCGAAAATGAAAGTTGCCGATGGCATCAATGCAGCTAGGCTACTGATACCTAAATGTTGCTTTGACAGAGACAGGTGTAAGGATGGATTGGAAATGCTCAGACAGTATCGTCAGGATTGGGACGATAAAAGAAAAGTATTTCGCGATCATCCGAGGCATGATTACACATCTCATTGTGCGGATGCGTTTAGGTATCTGGCTGTTGGGCTGGAAAACAGGGCAAGTGTTGGACGCCCTTCACAGCAAACTGCGCTTAGTGAATACAATCCTTTCCAAATTTAGGAGATAGGCATGGCACCTGTAGTAGCACCTATTTTGAAGCCGATTAAAAAAGTTGCCGAGACTGTGACTGAACCAGTGACTAAAGTGGTTGAAGAAGCTGTCAAAGTACCTGAAATTGTAATCGACGTAGCTGAAAAACCCTTGAAGGCAGCAACAAAAGCTGTCGAGGTTGCATCTCAACCTGTACTGGAAGCAAGCAAAACTATTGTCGAGACAGCTAAGGATGTGGTTGAGCCGCTTGAGAGGCCGGTCAAAAGGGCTGGCAGAGAGATTACAAACATTGCAGAGGATGCCATCAAACTTGCAGGCGAGGCTTTTGAAGAGGTTGTCGAGAAGCCGGTGAAGAAGGTTGCTACAGAAGTTGTGGACACAGTTACTGGTATGGACAAAGAGGATCGTCGCGGCACAACACCTGTTGCAACGCCAGAGATAACGCCAGAGGTTGTTCCTGATGAGTCTTTGCCGCGTGGACGTAGACGCCCCACACGATCTAAAAAGCCTGGTGCTGCTGGGACCCTTCTTGAGGGCGGGGGCGTTCTTTACGATTAGGAGTGAGCCATGAGTTTTTTGACACCAAAGTTTCCTGCACCACCACCACCGCCAGCGCCGCCACCAAAGCCAGACATTGGCATGGCGCGTGTAATGGCTGAAGAGGCTGAAAGAGAAGAGCGTCAACGTCGTCGTGGGCGTGGTTCAACCATTATTGCTGGTGCGCTTGGTGAGCAAACAGGACAAACTGGCGGCACCCCAACTTTAATGAGTTAGACATGGCAAAAGAAGCAGCGCCGATAATCAAACGCTACAATAGCCTGAAGTACAAGCGTGACAACTGGGACACGCACTATCAGGAACTTGCCGACTACATGCTGCCGCGCAAAGCAGACGTTGTAAAGAAACGCTCTCGCGGCGAAAAACGCATGGAGTTAATCTATGATGGTACAGCGCTGCAAGCCATAGACCTCATGGCTGCTTTTCTGCATGGCATGCTCACCAGTGGTGCATCTCCGTGGTTTCATCTTGATGTCAAAGATGAGGCCATGAACCGTGATGACGAGGTGCGTGCTTGGTTGCAAGACACCAGTATGCGGATGATGCAAGCCTTTCAGAGGTCAAACTTTGAGACAGAAGTGCATGAAGCATATGTCGATCTTGTTGTGTTTGGCACAGCCTGCATGTTCTGTGAGATGGACAAAGACAAGCTGCGTTTTAGCACCCGCCATATCTCTGAATTTTATGTATCTGAAGACCAGTATGGCATGGTCAACACCGTGTATCGTCTTTACAAGTCAAGCGCACAGCAAGCTGTAGAACGGTTTGGCTATGACAATGTTGGTGACTTTATTCGTAAGACATTTGAGAAAAAGCCTGACGATGAGGTTGAGATTCTGCACGCAGTCTCGCCACGCATCCAAAGAGATGTGACTAAAGAAGACAATCTGAACATGCCGTTCATGTCTGTATATGCGTGCAAGAAGTCAGAGATGATTATTAGCGAAGGTGGTTTTGAGGAACTGCCATATGTTGTGCCGCGCTTCTTGAAAGCAACTGGTGAGACTATGGGGCGCTCTCCTGCAATGACTGCCCTGCCAGATGTGAAGATGCTCAATCTCATGTCAAAGACAATCATACAGGCTGCGCAGAAACAGATTGACCCGCCCCTGCTAGTGCCAGATGACGGGTTTCTTTTACCCATCCGCACACAGCCAGGTGGTCTGAACTTCTTCCGTGCCGGCACTAGAGAAACAATTACACCGCTCAACACAGGCGCAAACATTCCTATTGGATTGAGCATGGAAGAGCAACGTCGCGCTGCCATTCGACAAGCGTTCTATGTGGATCAGATTTTGACCGCAGGCTCTCCGCAAATGACAGCAACAGAGGTGATACAGCGTCAGGAAGAGCGTATGCGTGTGATCGGACCCGTGCTTGGCAGATTGATGAATGAGTTGCTGCGTCCGCTAATTGATCGTGTGTTTGCGCTAATGCTTAGGTCAGACATGCTTGCGCCTGCACCAGAGGTGTTGCAGGGCATGGATATTGACATTGAATATGTGTCGCCGTTGGCAAGGGCGCAGAAATCTAGCGGCCTGAACAACACTATGAGGGCGCTGGAGATATTGTTGCCGCTGTCAGAGGGCTTGCCAGTTGCAGATCACATTGATCCTGATGGACTTGTGCGGCATGTCACCGACTCGCTTGGTGTGCCAAAGGTAACGTTGAAATCGCAACGTCAAGTCAATCAAATGCGTGAGCAACGTGCGCAGGCACAGCAAGAGGCGCTGCAAAGACAGCAAGAGCAAGAGGATGTCTATACCACAGCACAAGCAGCGCAGGCTGTAAGGATGGTAAGCGATTGAAGGATATCGACCGATTAAAATTTATGTACCGTGAGACATTCGACACAGAACACGGTCAGAAAGTTTTGCGAGACTTAGAGGCACGCTCAAACTGGCGTGCTTCTAGCTATGTGGCTGGCGACGCCAATGCCACAGCCTTTGAAGAGGGCAAGCGTGCCGTTCTTCTACACATCCACAACATGATGATTAAGGAGTAACTATGTCAGAGGAAGCTATCGAACAGGTAGCCCAGCCTGAAGCAGCACCGCTGGAAACACCAGCAGAAGTTGCCCAGGGCGGGTCTGGTGACGATTTCTTGTCGATGATACCAGAAGAAATTAGAGAGCATCCAAGTCTTTCGCCTATCAAGGATGTCTCAAACCTTGCAAGGTCGTATGTCAACGCACAGCGTTTGATTGGTGCAGACAAACTGCCTTTGCCTGCCAATCCTTCAGATGCAGACTTGGACAATATCTATGGCAAACTCGGCAGACCAGAAAGTGCAGATGGATATGATATCCCCGCAGATGGTGCGATAGTTACAGAAGATGTTGCCAAGTCATACGCAGAGGCTGCACATGCCCTGCGTCTTACGCCAGATCAGGCAAGCGGTATCCTTGAGTATTACAAGGGCATTGCATCTACTGCATCTGAAATGAGCATCGAAGCTGAAACTCAGCAACGAAACTCTACTGAAATGGCGTTGCGCCAAGAGTGGGGCGACGAGTTTGATGCCAGGATTGCGGATGCAGGTAAGATTGCAAAACAGTTTGGCAGTGCAGAGTTGCTTGATATGCAACTAGCGGATGGCACCAAAGTAGGCAATCACCCAGATTTTATCCGTGCGTTTGCAAATATGGCAGAGTTCCGTTCCCGTGTAACAAGCGAAGATACTGTTTCAGATTCTACGCAAACCAGTTTGCAGTCGCGTCAGTCCGCACAGGAAGAGATACAGGCGATCATGCACGGTCCTAATTACATGAACAAAAAAGACCCTGTTGCACGCCAAGCGGCGATTGATAGAGTCAATGAACTTATGGGCGTATTGCATGGAACAGAATGAGTTGATAGAAATACGCTTAGAGTGTTTACGTTACGCAATCGAGTATGGTAGTGCGCGTGACGTTTTAGAACCTCACCTGCTTGCAGATAAATACTTTGAGTGGGTGATGCGGGGTAGCGATGAAAAACGTCCTGCTGGCAGTCGGAAAGACGACAGCGCCACAAGCGCTAAAAAAGCCAGGAGCGTCCGCAAGGGTAGCGCACCGACATTAGTGTAAACGAAACCGTGTGAGAGGAGGACAGTATGTCCCAACAAATCACCACGGCGTTTGTACAACAGTATTCTGCCAATGTGCAGATGCTATCCCAACAGATGGGTTCTCGTCTGCGGGATGCGGTGCGCCTTGAGACTGTTGTAGGTAAGAACGCCTTCATCGACCAAATCGGTAGTGTGACTGCGCAACTGCGTAGCAGCCGCCATGCCGATACACCACAGATCGACACGCCACACCAGAGGCGTCGTCTTTCTATTGCATCATACGAATTTGCCGACCTGATTGATGACCAGGACAAGGTGCGTATGTTGATTGACCCGACATCAAGCTATGCTATGGCTGCTGCCGCAGCGATGGGACGCGCTATGGATGATGTCATCATCACCGCTGCACTTGGAACCGCCAACACTGGTGAGACAGGTTCCGGTTCAGCAACCTTGGATGCCACCAACAACATGGTTGGCTCCGCATCGTCAAACGACGGTCTGACTATCGCAAAGCTCACTGAAGCCAAGCGCAAGATGGACCTCAACGACGTTGATCCTTCAATCCCACGCTACATTGCTGTAGGGCCAAAGCAGATCGAAGACCTGCTTGGTACAACGCAGGTAACGTCATCGGATTTCAACACCATCAAGGCACTGGTTCAAGGTGATGTGGATACCTTCATGGGCTTCCAGTTCATCATGACCAATCGTCTGGACATTGATTCCAATGACATTCGCTCCTGCTTTGCATGGGCTGAAGATGGTATCACTCTTGGTATTGGCAAAGATGTCCAAGCCAGGATTGATGAGCGCAA